CAATAATACAGAAACGGCACCCGATGAGCCTGAACCCACAGAGTCAGAGGAGACCGAAGTGTCAGAAACACCAGCACCAGAAGTAATCGAAGCATCAGCACTTTTCGCACAGCCAAAGCGCAAGTTTGACCTACCAACACCGGGCGAATATCTCGCCGCTATGCACATTGGCGGCACCACATTTGAAAATGTCTCTGCAGCCGCACGTGACTTTGTTGCTTCACGCCAGTCAGCGTTTCAATTTGCAGCTGGTGACGTACTTACCACAGACACTCCGGGACTTTTGCCAGTGCCAGTGCTCGGCCCAGTATTTGCGAACCTGAACCAAGCAATTCGACCAGTAGTTGCAGCCGTTGGTGCTCGCGCTTACCCAGATGGCGGAACGCAAAAAACATTTATCCGCCCAACATGGACTACTCACACCAGCGTTGCTACTCAGAGCACAGAGCTTTCAGCAGTATCAGCAACCACCCCCGTGATTGCCTCAAACGTAATCAGCAAAACCACGCTGGCTGGGCAAGTTCAGCTCTCAATTCAGGATGTGGACTTTACGAGCCCCGGCTCAATGGACATCATCATTAACGACTTGATGGGCCAGTATATGCAGGCTTCCGACAACCTCGCTGCAGACGGTATTGCATCAGCAGCCAGCGCATCAGGTTCTACATGGACAGTAACTGCTAACGACCCAAGCACGTTGATTGCAGCGTTGTATGACGCAGCCACTGACATTTTGACAGCAACAAACTTCTTGCCTGATCACATTTTTGTGAGCCCAGATGTTTGGTCAAAACTTGGTGCACAGCTTGACGGCGACAAGCGCCCAATTTTCCCTTACGCTGCAGCATCTGGTTTGATGGGTGTAAACGGAATGGGCGAAGCCAACATCACAGTGGCTAACACTTTCAACCCATTTGGCTTAAACCTTGTGGCTGACCGCAACTTTGCTAATGGCACACTGTTTGTGGCTCGTGGCGCTGCTATCGAGTTTTATGAGAGTATCCGCGGATTGCTCACACGTGACGAGCCTGCAACTTTGGGCAAGGTCATGAGCTATCACGGCTATGCAAGTTTGTTCGTAGCAGACGCTGCACAGGTTAAGTACATCGTCGTAAGCGGCTAGTCAGAAAGGCGGCTACCGCCGATGGCTACATACACAGTCACTTTCAAGCAACTGCTAGACAACTATGCAGTGCTACAAACACTGACCGATACTGAAATAGAGGTGGGGCAATCCATCACTGTTGCCAGTGTTGCTGCACCTTTTAACGGCACATTTACTGTTTATGCCATGCCTAAGTATGAGTACATCGGCATAGACACTGAAGGTGATTTGTTATTTAACAGCAATGTCAGTATTCCTAATCAGGTGTTGTTTAAGTGCACTGGCAGTGATGTTGATCGCACAGCGTCAGCCACCGGCACGATTACTTACACGCAGAACTGCACATGGGTGACAACGGCTGAACTGGTCACATACCTTGGCGTAGATATCACTAACCCGAGCGATGATTACACGCTGGCTACGCAGGCCCGAAACGCTGCCAATGACTTCTGTTACAGGCGTAGGCAAGAGTCGGGCTATTTTGACAGCTTGACCACTTCACCCGGGCATGACGTATCGCTTGGCACGCTCATGTATGCAGCTGCACTGTGGCGTAGCCGTGGCTCTGTGCAGGACACTTTCGCCACATTTGATGGCATGGGTGCAGCGCCCGTCAGTGCCATGACACCAGTGATTAAACAGCTGTTGGGCATAGACCGCCCACAGGTGGCCTAATGCCTGCCACAGGGCTTCTGAACGAGGCTATGGATGACCTCAAGGCCACACTCACAGCAGTCACAGGCTTACGCGTAGTTAGCGACCCGACAAAGATTGTGCCCAACTGTGTCTATCTTGACGCCCCAAGTTTTGAGACCATCGCAGGTGGTGGCAACATCATCCGCGTAACCATCCCAGTACGTGTCATTGGCAGCGGCCCAGCTGGGCTACCAGTCCTGCAAAACATCCTAAGCATTGTGGCTACCGTGCTTGGCTCGAGCGTTGTGATCATGGCAGGGCAACCATCCATGCTTGACATTGGCGGCCAAATGTTCCCTGCCTACGATTTACAAATGGCTATGCAGGCACAGAAGTCATGACATACGCCAACGCAGTAGTATTATCTGCTAGAACTATAAACAAGTACGGCACCCGGCACCGTTTGACACAGGAGAACCAACGTGGCCACAAGCACTTACCTCACTAACCCAACCGTAAACCTTGCGCCTACCACTGGTGGTGCCAAAGTTGATTTAACTGACCAGTGCCGTTCGGCCACCGTGACTTTGGGTGTGGACAGTCTTGAGAGCACCGCTTTTGGCGATACTGGCCATCGCTTTGTGCCGGGCTTGCAGACCGTTGCTGTAGAGCTTGAAATGTATCTTTCTTATGGCGCTGGTGAAGTTGAGCAGACTTTGTTTGCCAACCTTGGCACAGGAACCACTGAGCTAACCATTTCGCCATCAGGTACAACAGAGTCAGCATCTAACCCAGAGTTCATTATCTCAAATATGCAGCTTGTGGATTACACGCCCATTACAGGCGCGGTTGGAGAGCTCTCAATGATTACCGCCTCGTTTATTGGCGGAACCTACGTGCGAGATATTGTCACACCATAACCAAAGGAACCCGACATGAAATTGACACTATTAGTGGATGCAGGCGAAGGCCCGTACCAAGTCACAACCTCGCTGTACGTCATTGTGCAATGGGAACGCAAATACAAACGCAAGTCAAGCACCATCGGCGAGCAAGGCATCAGCATTGAGGACTTGGCTTTTATGGCGTATGAGTCATCTAAAGTTGCTGGCATCACAGTGCCCGTAGTGCTAGACGACTTCATCAAACGCTTGGTGACTTTGGAAGTGGTGGACAATGATCCCGCAAACCCTACCCAAGCGGAACCTACCGCCATTCCCTAGCCAGTTTGTTAGTAGCAGTCGGCTGGTGGCCACCTGCTGTAGAGTTTGACATAGCTGATCTAAACACCACGATTAAGCTGTTAAACGAAAGCCGCAAGAAATGAGCCTTGAAACTACTGCAGAGATTACAGGCCTCAAGCAGGCACTGTCAGAGCTCAGCAAGTTAGACAAGTCAGCGCGCTTTAAAGCAGCAGCCAAAATTAAGGCTAGTAGCCCAGCAATGCTTGAGAACGCCCGGGCACAATTCCCTGCTGATATTGGCGTCACTGTTATTCACGGTATGGCACCAAGCAAAAATGGCAAAGCCCGTTTGGCGTATGACAAAACCAAAGTGGACAAAGGCGTGCAGATCATGGTTGGTGGCCGTTCCCGTGGCGCAGGCATAACACCGTTGGTGACCCTGGTACAGAAAGATGCAGCTGGCGCACTGTTCTCACAAGCTGGCACAAAAAATGTAAGCCAGTTCAGCAAGTTGCTAACTAATGTTTTTGGTAAGCCTCAGCGTGGTTTGTGGCGCTCTCGAGCGTTCATTGCTGAGCAAGGTACTGCAGACATTATGCGCGCTGTGGATGAAGTAATCGCTGACGCTAATCGCGCACTGCAAGCAAGAAAGGCAGCCGCCTAATGGCTATTTACCTACCGATTGTTACCCAATTCAATGACAAAGGATTAAAATCCGCCGAAAAGGGCTTTAAGGATTTAGAAGGCGCACAAGCCAAAGCCAAATACGCGCTGGGTAAAGCTAACAAATACGCTGCTGTTGCTTTGGGTGGTTTAACTGTTGCCCTTGGTGACGCTGTTAAAGGTGCAATGGAAGATGAGCAAGCGCAAGCATTACTAGCGCGTCAGCTACAAAAGACCACTGCAGCCACTGACGCACAAATCGCAGGCGTTGAGGCCTACATAACCCAGCAAGGCAAACTCAAAGGCGTCACCGATGATGAGCTACGCCCGGCATTGGCTGGACTGGTACGCGCCACTAAAGACATTGACGAAGCCCAAAAGGTAGCCAACCTTTCCATGGATATTGCAGCTGCTAAAGGCATGAGCCTTGAAACTGTTACTAAGGCTATGGAAAAGGCTTATGGCGGCAACATGACCGCACTAGGAAAACTGTCGCCAGAGCTACGACAAATGATTAAAGATGGCGCAACGCTAGAAGAAGTCATGAAAGAAATGGCTGGCACTTTTGGTGGTGCTGCAACCGAGTCTGCTAATACCGCGGCTGGCGGAATGAAGAAATTAGGCGTGGCTCTTGGTGAAGCCAAAGAAGGTATAGGCGCTGCACTGTTGCCAATTCTTGAAAAGGCCATGCCAGTGCTTCAATCTTTTGCCACGTGGGCACAAGACAACCCCACACTGATTACCGCTGTAGCTACCGCTTTTGGCGTATTGGCTGCCGCTGTTGTAGTAGTTAATGCGGCTATGGCATTAAACCCTGCAGTGCTAATCACAGCTGGCATTGTTGCCCTTGGCGCTGCTCTTGTAATGGCCTACAGAAAGTTTGACACTTTCGGCATGGTTGTGCGCACAGTCGTAAATGGTGTTGCTGGCTATTTTGAGTTTTTGGCTAATGCTTATATCAAAATGATTAACTTAGTCATTAGGGGCATCAACCTTATTAAGCCCGGCAAAGATATTGGCACCATAAGTGAAGTCAGTTTTGGCAGACTCGGTGGCGATGATGGCGATGGAACACTTACTAGTGCTCGCGCATTTGAAGAGTCACAAAAAATGTCAAGCATTACAGCAGCCGTAGATGAAACAAGTTTTGACAGCGTAATCGCAGCAGCTGTTACCAGCGCAAAAGTTAAACCAACAGAAGCCCCAACGATTGACGGCATATCAGGCAACGCTGGTGGTTTTGCTAACGCAGGCATTGGTGGCATTGGGCCATTTTCTAATTTAGTAATTAACGCTGGACTTATTAGCACCCCTGACCAAATTGGAATGGATATTATCGCCGCCATCCAAAAGGCCGAGCGCCGCAGCGGAACGGTTTTTGCGCCCGCATGAGCACACCTACTATGCAAGTGCTGGTGGGCTTTCAGAGCACTACTGGCTTTGGTACACCGTTTCAGTTAAACGATGCGTTCTATGGTGTTTTAGATACTGCAGGCCGCGGCACTTTGGGCGGTTTAACTTTTGTTGATCTCACAAGCCTTGTAGAAAATGTCAATATTAACCGTGGGCGTTCGCGCCAGTTAGACCAGTTCAACGCTGGCACAGCCACGATTGCTTTTGACAACGCCAGCCAAGTGCTTAACCCAAGCAACACGTCAAGCCCTTACTACCCGTTTGTACTTCCGCGTTGCCCAGTACAGATACTTGCTAACGGCATACCGATTTACACCGGGCTAATTACTGACTGGAATCTTGACTACGACATCAGCAACCAAGACATGATGTACGCGTCATGCTCTGACAACTTCACAGTGCTTGCTAACCAGTCTCTCAATGCTGTAACACCATCGGCACAGGCCACAGGTGCACGTATTAACACAGTGCTTGATTTGCCAGAGATTAACTACCAAGGCGCTCGAGCCATTGACACTGGCAGTTCTACCCTTGGCGCTTTCGCTATTAGTCAGGACACTAATTGCCTTAACTATCTGCAGTTAATTAACACTAGCGAGCAGGGCTATTTGTTTATGAGCGCTAACGGCACCCTTACTTTTAAGGCTAGGTCTAGTGTTCTTAACCCGGTGGCTGGCGCTACTTTTAACACTGACGGCACAGGCATTAGATACCAGTCGCTGATTAACCAATTTGGTGACGAATTGCTTTATAACTACATAACGACAAAATCTGACGCTGGTGCCATACAGACAACTAGCAACGCGGCCAGCATTGCGCTATATCAAGCCCAGCAATACTCGCTCACCAATCTGCTTAACAGCACTGTGGCAGAAGTTGCTGGCCTCGGTAACTACCTGCTCGGCAAGTACCAAAACCCAGTGCTTAGGTTTACAGGGCTATCTACAGAAATGTCAGCGCTATCGGCCACTGATCAAAACATCGTGCTGAACCTTGACATGACTAGTATCGCCACTGTCGTTAAAAACTTTGTAATAGGCACCCCAGCAACCGAGACACAAACCCTGATTGTGTCGGGCATTGCCCACAACATCACACCTTCTAGCCACGTTGTCTCATTCGTTTATGAGTCCACAGACGGCAACGCCTATTTCACTCTAGATGATGCCATTTTCGGTACTCTTTCTACTACTAACCTTCTAAGTTTCTAAAGGAGACACAACATGGCAATTCAAACATTCACCAGTGGTCAAATCCTGACCGCTGCTGATACCAATACATACCTAGCAAACTCGGGGCTTACCTATGTTTCTAGCGGTTCTTATTCGGCAGCAACTTCATTTGATGTCACTGGTTTGTCATCAACTTATCTGTATTACAAATTGCTCTTTGGTGGCGGCGCTTCAACAACAACCGAGTACCGAGCAGTGCTTTACAACGGTGCAACAGCACGAAACAGCCTGTA